AGACATTTGAGATCTAAATTCTAAAGCCCTAATACGCAATTCACGCCCAATACGAGCTTCTGCTAAAGCAATGAAATCAGGGATACGCGCCGTTAAGTCAGTACGGTCAGCCCAATCTGCTAGTGCGGCTGTTAAGTCTGTAAAGCTAGTTAATGCCATTTAAACAACTCCTGATGATGTTCGCCACATCTTATTGTCTTGATCATTGAGCCATTTCTTCATGTACTTCTTGTCTTTCCATTGCCCAGTACGCATCAATTGATCTACTATAATATTTGGTATTGTAGCAACCTTACGGAAGCTATCATTTCTCTGAAACTTGCTATTAAACCTTACGCAAGACTCATTATATTCACGCTTATTGCCAATTGCAATCTCATCTACCTTCTGTTTAGACTCAACAAAGATACGATTCTCATCCGTCCAAGCTTCTGTCTGGACTTGGTTAAATCCCCAATCTGCGCTAAAAGGTACTTTCTTTTCTGCCATAAATCCTTTCAAAATCACCGGGGGCCGAAGCCCCCAGATCATCGATCTCTTAGATAAGAGAAGTTGTAAGATCAGCTACTTTTCCTGAAGCTGCTTCATTACGTGATTCCAGTGCATACTCAACAAGCATCAATCGCTTCTCAGCATCACCCGTTTTAGCAAGCTCAAACACTTTGAAAGGTCTGAGGTATGCTACAGCCCACATATCCGTTTGGAGGATTGAAACAGTACGGTCACGACTAAAACGTGAAGGGACAACTTTCAGCTCACCAAAATCAGAAACATACATATCAGAAGCACCAACGATAGTAGCGGGGCCATTCTCTGCTCCACGATACAAAGTTGCGATACCAGCAAACTGAGATGAAATGTTCTGCTTATTAACGGGGCCACAGAGAATTATATCTGGATCTCCACCACCTGTCCATGCTGCTTGAATCTGCGCCCTAACCAAGTCCTCAGTTAGATTACGCTGCGTACCATCAGTAACATTCGTGGTAGGAGTCGTAACAGTAGCACCAGAGCCATTATGACCCGCGTTACTACTAATCCAGTTCTCCAAACCACGTGTTTCAGCAGCGGTTCCAGAAGAAGCAACACCCTCACCAGCAGTGCCGGTAGAGAGTACAAATTCAACGTCACGCTTCAATTCTTTACCCTTTTTAGCAATCTGATAAGCCAACTCAGATTTACGTCCAGCTTTAAGCAGCGCTTCTGTCGTTCCTGCAATTACAACCGACTTGTTAGAGATCTGTGTAAAGTTGGAAATACGTGAAGATGCTCCTACAGCATCAATAGCGTTAGTAGTCGTAGTATCAAAGTTATGACCCTGATCTACTGCGTTAGCAGCAGCAGTAGCCAATGAATCAGTCTGCCACTCATGTCGAGTAGAGGTTGCTTTGGTCTTACCAATGTTACTAATAAAAGGTGTTTCAGTCGGACTAATGTTGTAAATCACATCAGATAAATCTTCACGAACGCCCTTAACATCCCCCGATTCTGTGGTTGATCCCGCAAAATATTCAGCGGTATTTGTCAAAATAGCCATTTATAACTCCTAGAGTGTTTCAAAAATCAATTGCGCGGCATCGTCTAGTTTGCCTGTTTTACGCAATTGCTTCATGTGTTGTTTAAGTGAACCCGGCTTCGCAGTACTTCTTCCCTGCGAATTGCCAGACTTTGCTGTTTTAGGAACTTTTGAAGTCTTTTTTAAGGTCTTCTTTTGAATAGCATCATATTTCATTGCCTTATCCAAAATCTTAAACGATCTGTGATCCGTGACTGCTTGCATATCCCCATCTTCATATCCTTGGGTTAATGCGTAGTCAGTCCATCTCTGAGTCATTTTTGATTTCTTCTCTGGGTCGAGCCAATCAGGGAATGCTTGAACCATATACTCACCCTCATCTTGCAACAAGTCGTTACGTTGTCGCTGTGCTTCTTGATGCTGAGTAGCTCGCATACGCTCCTGCTCCATTGCAACCTGACCCTCCCTATCTTGAAGCTCTTTGCGCTCCTGCTGCTTCAATACATAGGTAGTTGGATCTTCCTCGGCCAATGTCTGCCAGTCGATCTGATCGTATTGTGTCTTATTTTCAGCTAGCAACTGCTGGAATTGGCCCAATGCGCTCTGATACTGTAACCGCTCCTGTACTATCGCATGCCGTTCTACATCAAACTCCTTACGGTTTTTGGATAGCTCCTGCGTTTTTTGTGTGTAATCGCTACCTTTTTGGTAACCACTCTTAAGCTCATCTAGGGTGACCGACTCATTTTTGCCGCCTGTTCGCACGGTATAAGTTGGTTCCTCAACTTGCTCATATTCATCATCATCTTCAGCTTCAGAATCCTCTTGAGGATCTTCTTCAGCATTATCGTCTTCTTCCCCCTCATCACTTTCGGGTGTTGCATCGTCTGTTTTTACATCCGCAGCGTGAATTCTAGGCTCGTATTCTTCGTCTCCAGAATCCGCCTCTGGTAAGATTCCGGCCTGTAGTATCTGCTGCGCTGCTTCATGCTCAGATGCAGTCGCTCTACTCATGTTAACTTGTTGTCCTGCCGGGACTTCCGATGGATTAGTCTCTGCCATTCTTATCTCCTAAATGCCATTGATCTTGTATCTCAGGCCATTTATATTGTGTTTGCGTTTGACACAGCTAGTTAATCTAGCGTATGTATAAAAAAGAGGTTCAAATAATTTAGTTTAATCTTCTATAAGAAGAAAAGAAATAACTTCCTCTTGCGAGTAGCAAGAGAGAGAAACAAAGTTTCTCAAACCTAATTGTGGCACTCCCCAGACCCCATATAGGGATCTAAGGGGAATAGTGCCTAGATTAACTTATGAATCTGAAGCGGCAATACCGCCTACCACTGCTGATTGTCCGCAAATAAACCAAAGCGAACCATCCGATACAAGTTCTATCCAATCGCCAGCTTCTGCTAGTGTCGCATGAAAAGTACATACATCGTTTGAACTACCATTAAAAATGGCTGAATCAGCAGTATCGTCATGTGTTGCTGAACCGATACAACCTGCAAAAAATTCCCCTGTTCCGTTACAAGTAACAGTACAAGCTGTGGCTGCATTATCCTCGTTTAGAATTATCTTTACATTAAATCCGTCAAACGGAGGGTCAGGTAGGGTAATATCTACCCCAGTCTTGCCCATGAAGATAACCTTACCGGAATCCTCTGGCTGTAGTGTCGTGTCTGCCGTTATTGTTCTGGTAGCCAGTTTTTCAACGTGTGCCGTTTCCTTCACACGCATCTTCCTATAGAAAGGTGACATACTCATAGTTTAATTCCTTATTTCGGGTATCGTGAGCCTTTAGCGTATCCGCCAGACTTACCGTAGTTAACCATTGAACGCATTTGATCAGCGTCCTTACATCCTTCGTAATTCACGCCCTGTGTCATACCATCGTATCCAGAGCCTACATCTCGTGGTAAGGAGTAGCTATAAGAATTGCTAGATTCTTTACTGGAACTCTTACCATATTTCATATTCATTTACGTATTCCCCACTCTTTAAGTGTTTGTTTGACAATACCGGGGCTGTCTTCATATTCCGACTCAATATCATCTAATTGCTTTGAAGACATTTTACCGGTTTCCAGCACTGTAGTTAAGTGAGCTTTTACGTCACCCAAGTTAGCAATCATCATCCATAAACGCTCTCTACCTTCGGAGTCCTTCATAGCGGTTTTCTCCCAAGCAGTTAAGTATAACTCTCGCAATTGTTCAAAGGACTCCTGAAATAGAGGGTCTGTTAGAATGACCTTAGCCTTATTCCCCCGATCTACTTCATTCGCTCTTTGTGCTTCATCGTCCATTAGTCACCTATTTTTACTGGTCTGCCCTGCTCTTGTTCCATTTCAAGCTCTGCAACCTTAAGAATCAATTCCTTCTCCTTAAGCATCTGCTCAGCCTGCATCTTAGCCATGTCAGCTTGTACCTTCATAACCTCTATCTGGCTCTTCTCATGCTCAATAGCATTCTGTTGTTGTTCACTAGCTAGTTGAGATTGTAGTTTAGCCATTTCAATCTGGTTTTTCGCTTGCTCACTCTGGGCATCCATCTGCAATCTAGCAACGTCCAATTGGCCTTTCTGTTGCTCCAACTGACTCTTCTGCTGCTCAATCTGTAGTCTTTGTTGCTGTAATTGGCCTTCAGCCTGCATCTTCTGTGTTTCTAGCTCAATCTTCTTCATTTCTACCTGAGCCTTCATTTGCTCAACTTTTTCTTTCGGGTCGGGCTGTGGCTTATATGGTTGAAGTTTTTTCGGATCTGTAATAAAGTCTCCGACATTTTTATAGTCCATAGCCTTCAGCCCTTCCGAAAAAGTGTGGTATACGTTGTCACGTGTAACCATCTCTTTTAATTCAGGATCTTGTCGCATCATTCCAAACTGCTGACCTATCATTGACATCTCTTGTACTCTCTTACCTTTGTCACCATGCCCTAAGCCCGTCTGTACGGTCACGTTACACTCTCCAGCCCAAGCTGAAGGATCTATAGGTGTCCACTTACCACGTAGCTTAACAACGTCCTCATGCTGCTGGTGACGTACCATAGTTTGGTACATCTTAGTAAAGGTGTCTTTTACTCCGGTTTCTTTGAAGTTTCTTGCATACAGACGAAGTCGTGCATTAGCAGCTTCCATCTGATTATCTACTGGGCCTGCCTTAGCGTTGTTCAGAAAGTCGGTGTCTAAACCTGTGCGGAACTTAGAAATACCAGTTCTGCCATCTCTCATCTTGTCAACAACGTCTAGCATCTCAAAACCCCCGTTGGGTAAGGAGGGTGTGTCTAAACGCCTAATAGCTCCCATTTGCTTAACTCTAATAACTCCACCGGGACGTGAAGTCAGTAAATCGTCATAATTAACATTGCCGTCCAAAGCCTCAAATCGACCATGATTCAGGTTGTACATATTGTCCAAAATACCCCTTAATAGGGCAGATTTGGTAACCTGTAAGTCCATTGTAATATCAGCTAAACTCATACCAAACAGCTTATGCGGTATCTTGATAGGCGTTATCAAAGAGAATGGGTGGTCATCCACTTCTTCATTCTCAAGTATTACATTGCCTACCTTTGTAATCTTACGTAACTCTGCAATGCCGTCATTGTTCCAATCAACGTGCAAATAAGACTCGGTAATCCATATCTTCTTACCTAACCAATTATCCGCATAATTGCGGTCGCCAACGTAAACATCATCAAAATCATGCCTTGCAATATACTCTTCATCCCACTCCTGCTCATCATCTCCGACCATCCTGCGAATCTCTTCCATGTCGGTATCAGGATACATAGCCGATAAATCAGATAGAGTTATGTGTACTCTCTGACCTTTATATTCAGCATCATCTAATCCTTTTGCACGTTTGGATACTAGAAATTCTTCAGGCGGGACTACTTCAACTCTAATTCTACCATTATCGTTTGTGCGCTCAATCTCAACATCATGCAGCATTAACTCCATACCCGGTTCTAATCCGAGGGCTTGCATTGTTTCTGGATCCGTAAGCGGAGTCGCGGTATGTGCCAAAACTTTAACAGAATCCTCTGATACCAATTTTTGAAACGATGGATCATCTAAGCCACTATACTCCTCTCGTTTAACTTCAACTGTATCGTCCCACCATACCTTCGTAACGCCAGACTTCTGCATCAGGGCATCTTTGAACATATCGTGGAATATTTCGTAACCTTTGTTCCGATTAAAAAACACGTGGTTAATGTAATCTGTTGCTTGTTTAGCTTCCTGCTCATCCGCTTCTGAATTTGGAACGAATTGAGCTACGGCATCATCAGACGCAAACACGTCCATAAGCTCAGGCATAGCCCACTCCACAACTTCCATTACATCACGTGTAACTATACGGGAACGACCTGCTACCTCATTACCTATACTTTGACCGTAATATGCACGAATAGACTTCCTTCGCTGCTCTGATAGCTCTCCATCATGTCTACCTAAAGCCTCACGTACCTCAAAGTCCAGTATGGATTTCAGTACGTCTTCTGTGATCTTTTCCCCACGATGCGGGGACTTACCTCGTTGTGGCATTTATCCAGTTGCTTTTTTTAGTGGCTTCTTCATAATCTTATCCATGATACCGGAACTTTTATTACCGTCCTTAGCATCACCAATGGCAATTATTTCTTCCAATGATACGATTCGCTGCTCTAACCGTTCTACCTTTAATAACAATTTCTTGTGTCTCTGCTCTATTGCCCAAAACTCGCTTACAGCCATATCTTACTCCTTATCTATTAGTCTAGCATTTATTGTGACTTCTGTACTCATTTGTGTGTAACTTTATTACAATATAGATTGTAATGTTCTGTACGGTGGCAATTGCTACAGAGCAATAAGCACTTATCCGCCTCTTCATATAAACGGGGCATACTGTTTACTAAATTGCTGGATTTTAGTGCAAATAGCTTTTTACTTGGGTCAATATGGTGAAAATCTAATATATAGCTATTATCGCCCGTATATTGCATCTTACAGTGGGCGCATTCTCCACCTTTGTACTTAATAAGAATATCTCTACGCTTCCTGCGTATAGCTTTGATTTGGGCTGAGTGTTTTGTCAATACTCACCTAAATCTGGATATGACAGCTTACTACTCCATGATGAGCTATTTCCTACGCTTACATTGTTTGCTAGTGTTAAACAGAAGGCATCAGCTATATCAGGAGAGGCTAAGCCTCTTTTCTTCATATCATCCTTAGACTCGGCTTTAAGCTTACCTAACGAGGTATATTCGTACTTAACGGAACATAACTCCTCAATTAAGTCTTCATCCTCCTCCATAGTTACATCTCTTCCGTCAAAGAACTCTTTGGCTCTGAACCAGAGTTCATCTCTAAGGCGATGGTATAAAGCCTCGACAGACGCTGACTCTGCAACATTGATTCCTCTAGCGGGTAAGCCCATTTCACGTAGTCGATCCACGACTCCAGCTCCGACACCAATGCTATCGACCATAATTTCAGCGGGTCTTTCTGGCTCATAATTTGCCACCTTATCGTATTTAGCTTTAATAATGCCTGCTACCTGCATGGTGTCCTTGTTTCTCCAAGTCTCTATCTTACCAATGATCTTCCTTCCCTTACGTATACATAAGGCTGTCTTATCTGACCCAAAACGTGCTACATCCAAGCCCCAGATAACTGGTTCCGACTTATCTACAAAGATGTCCCTTCCAATAGAAGCCTCAACTAAAGCACGTGAAACAATAGAATCATCATCATCCTTAGGAAAGTTACCTAATACACGCACTGAGTACACATTAGACTCTGTACCCCACTTCTGGCCCATCTGCGTAACATACTCTTCTGTGGCTTGTGTAGAATCACTACACGAAACTGTGTAAGTAGTCCACCAATCACGCATCTTATGGAACGCATCATAGAAATAACCACTTGTACGAGTAGGATTGCCCGTCATTAGCGTTTTAGCTCCTGCTGTTGACATAGCACCTTCTCCTACCTCAAATATGATAGGATCTACGCCTGAAGCCTCATCTATCATAAACAGCATATTCTCTGAGTGAAATCCTTGAAACGCTTCTGGCTTCTCTTTTCGAGCTGTTCTGGCTACGGCAAAACTCTCATTAGGAGCTGCATTAAGCACTACTTGGTCTGATTTAACCGTTATTAAGCTCTTTAAAGAAGGTTCTAGCCTTCTGTACCACTTAGCTACCTCACCCCATAATACGTCCTCTAATTGGTGAGAAGTGGGTGCGGTACAGGCTATTTTGGCAGGAAAGCGTGTAAGTAGCCACCACAACATAATCCAAGCTAAAAACGCGCTTTTGCCGACTCCATGACCACTTTTAACAGCAACCCGGTCATTAACGGCAATGGATCGTAAAGCTGTGACCTGCCATTTTTCGGGTGTGGCCCCTAAAGCTTGTTTAACAAACAAATCAGGTCGTTCACGCCACTTTTGTAACTGTGCAATTATATCCTTACTCATGTAATACTTTCATCCTACCCGCATGCTCCTCTAAAGTTTTAATTTGGTCCTTCATCTCACCTATAGTGACCCAAAACTCATGAGTACGCTCATCAACTAGCTGTTCTAAAGTTTGGCGGCGGCCTGATTCTATCTGTTTACGCTGTGCAGCAGTCAAATTATCCGGCATATTCGAGTAGTTCCTTTTTTAGTCGCTCTGGTAAATCCAGAGTCAGTAATTGTTGAATGCTGTATTTTTCACCTAAAGAATGCCTTATAAACGTCTGAGGCTCCTTAATAACGCCATAACGCTTCGTATATGATACATCCATAGCACCATACTTAATCACTTGGTCCTGAAACTTACATAAGGCTGAACTCTCAGGGATAGTCACCTCAATACCCATACCACGTGCTACACCTATCAAATACTCAATATTAGCCCTCTGATAAGACCACTCCTGATCAGGAGATACATCCACTCCATAAAGGGCTATTTCCGCTATAACTATAGCATCATTAACCTTAATTTCTGTTATAGCTAACGCTAACGCATAAGCAATGCTACTCTGGAAGTAATCACAGCCAGTAACCTTAATTACACGCTTAAATGGGTAAGTGATTAATCCTTTATTATCCTTTACATTCCTCTCATTAATACCTGTCTGAGCGTACACCTTATGTTTAGTACTGTTGGATGCCTCTAATAAACGACCTTCTTCACCATCTATAGGGTAGTAATCGTCTGGGCGGTGGCTCTTCCTATGAAACTTCTCACCGTCCCAAAACTCAATAAAAGGCTCTGCCATCTTAGAATCCCATAGTACTGGAGAGTGCATCTCAAATAACCTGTCATAACGCTCCCAGCCCTTACCGTCCCAAGGCATACCCCACTTCTCCCACTTATTGTCCTCCCAAGGAGCATCATCATAACTAGACTCACTAAACCCTATAATAGCTATCTTCAATCGTCTAACTCTCCTTCTCGGCCTATAATGCCGTCAACATCAATAATCACATCTTCTAGATCTGCCTGAGATGTCTTTTCATTCATCCGCATAAGAGTCTCAGCGAAACTAGCCTCACTCCTAGCCTCCTCTAACGGTGTGACTTCCTTAGGCACTAAAGTAGCCATCATCTTAACAAAGCCCAACGGGTCTTTATCCGCTGCCTTCCTTAAAAGTACTTGACCTCTCTTCTTATACTGACCATCATCATCCTTCTTAATAGAGTTCCATAAGTCTAATAGATCCTCCTTAAAGGACGCTCCAAGCTTATTGCCGGAACCCTTCTGTCTACCATGATGCTTAAGGTTCTTCAATGAATTAGGATTCATTAGACGCTTATCAGTCATTAGATGCCTTTATCATTGCATCTGCAATCTCATAACAGTAAGTCGGTATCTTATGCAGAGGGACATCTTTAATTAAGCTTTGCATAGCAATCCCCGCTAACCAATCTCTGCGTGACATATCTGTAAATAAATCAGGTGGGTCTGCGTGTGTCGTTTGTTTTTCGCTCATGTTGTTCTCCCATTCAATGGTACACAACCAAGATTAACCCCGGTTGGTAATGGATTATCTGCTGTAATTTCAGCCATCTTCTCATTATGTACCTTCTGGCACTCACTGGCACTCTGATGAAAACTGATAACCTGCATATGATCTACATACGGCACTGGGGCCGATAATACTATGTGAATTAATACGAATAAATACATGACTTCTCCTTCTCCTGTAACTCAATTAATCTGTCAACCATCGTAGGCCAATTACTATGCACACCAAAATCATCATCGTTAGCATACTCTATAGCTCGCTCAGCCGCTG